CCACCGCCACCAGCGACAACTAGATAATCGACACCAGTTTTAGCTGCACCTGATACAACAAAACTTCCAGATGATGTAAATGTATGAATAGTATAACCACCAGAAGTTGTTGTTGTGCCACCGTTAGTAATAGAAACACTTGAAAGAGTTTTCCAACCACCATCTCTATATTCTTCTGTGACACCAAGAGTTGTGTTGTACCTAATCATTCCATTTGCTGGACTACTTGGACGTTGTGCAGTTGTTCCAACTGGAAGAGTTTGCGCTCCAGTAGCGGAATCTATAAAAGATGTTTTCCCATGCGTAACAGCATCATTTGCTATCTTAGCAGATGTTACAGAATTAGTTCCAAGAGCATTTGCTCCAAATTTATCTAGAGCCATAAGACACCTTCCTTATAATTTTATATTACAGAGCGGCTACTGCTGCTTTAAATGCAGCAAAGTCTGCTGCAGCAGCAATCAGTGTTTTCCAATCTGCAAGTTTGTAATAACCTGTCACAGTTGTTGCAGTCAAAGTTCCAACACCAGTAATGTTACCACCAGTAATTGTAGCAGTTCCATCTGTGATTGTTGCTGATGTAAGTGAAGTCATACCAGCGATAGTTGTGATTGTCGCACCAAGGGCCATACCAGTTGAACCAAGAGTGATCTGACTATTTGTAAGGGAAGAGTTTCCGATATTTGACAGTGTGTTTGATGCACCACTGATAGTCTTGTTAGTAAGTGTATCAGTTGATACTCTACTTACTAATACTGAGTCAGCACCAGCAGGAAGTGTCATAATGTTAGTAACACCGTTTGCGTGTGGTTGTGCAATAAGTTTCTGTCCGTGTGAGTTTGACTCACAGTTCAGTGTAATAGAACCTGAGTTTGAACCACCACCACGAATCTCAACGATTTGGTTTCCAGCAGAGATTTTTAGATTAGTAGATGATCCTGATGTGATACCACTAGTACCATCAATCTCTACATCTGTTAAAGTTTTGTTTGTTAGAGTCTCTGTTCCAGTAAGGGTAACAAATGAATCTGAGTTAAGAGCAGATCCATCACCGAACTTGGTATAGATTTCTACGAAGTTGGCGTTGACTTTGCCTGCACCAGTACGAAGGTCATCACCTGTTCCGTCATTTGCAGAAGTACCACGCCCGATTGCTTGATATGCCATTTCTGGTTTCTCCTATTAAAGTAATTATACCTTTATTTATACATTTAGGTCAAAGGTATTTGGGGTTTAAGTTATTTATATTATGTTCCCTCATCATATGTCACTGAGGATGATATAGCTCCACCCTGTGATTCATCAAATTGTTCTAGAACCATATCGAATGTGTAAGGTGTTTCTGTGTCAGCATCTTCAGTGTTTAATCTTCCAGCCAAGGAATCTTCAAGGTTTATGAAACTTCCAGTTTCATTCAACATTGCGAAGGCTCTAGAGTCGAATAGTCCAGCAAGTGAACCTATATCGAATAGTCTAGAGGTTGAGTCAAATGATTCAAATCTTGTTGCAGACGTATCACGTTCAAATATTCTTTCATCGAATGTTGCTGGGTCGAATGTAATGTTGTTTGCATCAAACTTGACACTGTTCTGATCAAAAGTATTAACAGTAAAGTCAAACTTCAAGTTGCCACTGTCAAATCTGTTTGTTCCAAATGCAGTAGACTCTGAGAACTCTTGTCTGTTACTATCGAATAATCTAAACGTATCATCAAATCCATTAATGCGAAGTCCTCTAGAGATAAAGATTTCGCCAGGCGGCGGTACGTTGATTTTAGTTTGATATGCAGATAATGGAATAACGATATTAGTCTCATCGAATGAGTTTGTCTCATCGTTGAATTTATCTGCGTGATCAAATTTAAAATTAGTTGTAGAGAAATCTGTTCTTCCAGTAATGTCAGAACGTATTGATACTTGGTTGACTTTGATATGTCCGAACTGATTTAGTGTATAGTATGCACCCTCATTGTCTGCTCTGATTTCTCTTGATCTAAATCCATCTGAGCCAGGATAGAACTGTGCATATGCAACACTATCAATAGGTGGTTGTGTAAATGCATACTTGGGTAATAAGTCTAAGGTTGGGCCAAGGGCGTTTGGTGAACGTCCAGCAGTTGCACCTCTAAACTGTGCAGATACAGTAACGGCAGATTCAATTGTCAGTTCTCGTGTACCAGACGACAGAGGTGCATCCTCTTGTCCTTCCATAGTGATGTCTCTACGGAAAATAATATTGTGACCAGTTTCAAGAAGAATATCATTTCCATCTTCAAGAAGAAGATCCCCTTCCTCTGCTCGTAAATCTGTACCATCAGTCTTAGTACCCAAGCGTCTACCGAACACTTCAACAAAAAGTGTTCTAAGAGTAGATGCAAGTTCTGGTGTGAATGTCTGAGTATCACCTGTGAAGTCGATGATATCACCAGCGGCTGGGTTGCGTATACGCAATGAATTAAGTTGTGCATCAGCAAGAGTTGTTGCAAAAGAAACCTCACCAAAGACATTCCATCCAGCTGGGTGTACTGAACGTCTAATTGAATCACGCCATTGATTAATTGATTCACCGATACGAACAACATACGAATAGTCTTGATAGTAGAAACTATCTTGAACCTTCATAGAGGTTTCACTGATATGTCCTCTTTCAGTTACATACTGTCCACCAGTATTTGCAATTGAAGTAATAGCAGTTGTTGCCTTTGAATGTTCGCACTGGACAATTGTACCTTGAGCACCACCAGCAGTTGTAATAACATCACCAGTAAAGAAATGTTCTACTGGTGTTTCTAATTCTAGAATTCTGTTAGTAGGATTGAAAGATACAACAGAAGCAGTATGAGATGTGAGTGTATCACCAATTGTAAAATTGCCTGTTATATTCTTTACAATAACATTTCTGTTCATTGTAATCTTTGGAATAGATGTATACCCTAATCCAAGATTATTAATTTTAATTCCTAATACTCTACCAACACCACTTCTTGATAAAGATAAAGCAGATGCATTAGAACCTATACTAGAACTTATACTAATAGTTGGTAGTGTTGTATATCCATCACCATTAGATACCATTCTTATTTTAGAGATAGAAGAAGCTTCAGATGCAACACTCAAATCTGTAAAGGTTTGTGTCTCAACGATTATGTTGTTACCATCTTCTAATATAAGATGATCTGTTTCTGTTAACTGTTGTTCTTGGTGTAAGAAAAACTCTTCTGATTCTTCTCTAAGAAGATTATCAATACCATCTTGACCCTCACGAATAATTCTGCCGCCATCTTCAAAGAGTATGTCATCACCAGCATCTGCACCAGATGTATTAGACTGATCTAGAAGTAGAGTATAAAATTCTTCAACGATATGGTCGCCATCTTCAAATAAAAGTTTATCAACATGTTCTAGGACGATATCGTTATGATGTGTTTCGCCTTCATATACGATGTTGTCTACTTCTGTTTCATCTTCTAGAACAAAAGAACCACCAAGGATTGTAATCCTTGCAGATGCACCAGCACCATTTGTGTTTGAATTATCAAAAACAACTTCATCATTATATGTGTAATTTGTACCACCGTTCTCTATGTGAACTTCATCAATACCACCAGCACCAACAGCAGACACGGCTGCCTGAACTCCGATACTACCTAGTAATTCAAAGTTAACTTTGTCACCAGCTTTATAATATGCACCCTGTTCTGTTACTGTTGTTTCATTTACAATACCAGAGACTTCTGCACGAATAAGTTGGTCGAGTTCATTAGAAACTGCATTAATAGTTTCACCAATTGTAAACTCACCATTGATAGTTGTTCTATCAAGATTAAGTTCAGCAATAAGTTGAGCACCCTCTTTATACTTAATAACTGTTTGAACAACAGCAGTTGCTTCAGAAGTCTCACCAGTAATAACTCTACCAACAATCTGTGAGTAATCAGAAGTACCAATCTCTGTAACACGCATAAGAAAATCATCAGACCATTGTCCGTCAGATATTCTTAAAACATTTTCTCTTGGATAGATAAGAGATGACTCTTCATCAAATAAAATTCTGAAGAATAATTTGTGTCCTTCTTCAGTACCCTTTGCATCATACAAGTCTTTGATGTTCTTCATCAGATTTCTTTTTGAAATCCCATCTGCAACTGTCTCTGGAATAGACTCCATAAGAGCTGCTTTGAACTTATCTAAGAATGAGTAAACCGTATTGTCAGTATCAGCGTAAGCAAGAAGTTGTTGAATGTTTTGTACAGGGTTTGCCTTATACGAAACTACTGGAGCCTTTGCACCAGAGGTTTGTCCAATAACATTCTCTCCTTCTTCAAATCTTTGTTGAGAAGATATGTAAAGAACTTGGTCTGAATCGTAATCATCAACAAGAATAGTGGCAGTGTAACCACTAGTCTCACCACGAATAGTCTCACCAACTTCAAACTTACCAACAGACTCTTCAAGAACAACCTTCTCTTCTTCTTGAGAAAGAATATAGTTTACACTATTTGTTTCTTGAATAACATAATCATTAGAACCGCCCAGTTTAAGTTGAGCAGCTTCCATGAACTGAAAGTAATGTTTTAGAAATTTGGCAAACTGTGGGTGATCTGTCTGAATAAATTCAGGCAGTTGAGTTTGAATATGGGGTGAAACCTTATTCGTTAATTTTGGAGTACGACCATCCATTTAAAAGACCTATCAGTAACTTGATGATGAACCGTGGCTATGAGAACCAGAACTAGAAGAACTAGAACTTGAACTTGAAGAAGAACTAGAACTTGAAGAGATTGTTGTTCCACCACTTGCAGCACCACTTGTGGCTTTACCGAATGTACCAACAACAGTATGAGAACCAACAGAAGGTGTACTTCCCTGTTGATCTGTCTGTGCAGTAATTCTAGAACCACCTGTATCAATACTTAGAAGTTGATTTCTAACTGGAACAATATCGTTTGAATCTGGAATTGCAAAGAAGTGAATTGTTCCATCACCATTCATAGTAGATGTAATCTGTAAATCGTTTACAGTAATTGTACCAGTAGCATAGTTGATAACACCAGCATTTGCATTTGTATAAACTCTTGATTGTGATACAACCTGATAAACTCTTACGATACCAGAACCATCATCATCAATAAAGTGTGTTGCTGTAGAACCAGCAATAGTAAATCCTGTAGAAGAAATTACTGGTGGTTCATCATCATGTGGATGATAGATAGCATTATAAAATTTTATAACGTATTGTTTCTTTGTATTGATCTGGGCTCTTTGTGATTTATACATTCTGATATTAGAAATGTTATTAATGATAGAAGTATCAGATGTATCAATCAGTCTAGAAATTTCTGAGAAACGATACATACCGTCAAACTTTTCTAGATTGTTATTACTATAATTTGTAATTGTATTTGCAACTATTGTTTCTAAGTCACCAGCACTCTTGGTAGTTGTTGTTGGATCATATCTAAAGTTCACATCCATGATGATGTAGATATTTTCTGGGTCTACAATCACTGGACGAACCGAAGCAATGTTATAAGATTTCAATTGAGATACAATATTTTCTTTTTGAGCTTCTGTTAAGAATGTTCCTTGAAGTGGACTAATAGAAACATAAACCTGTCCGTAAACTGGTGGATCATTATCTTCACCACCCCACACTTGAATAGTTTTAATATTAGGATAAATCGTAGGCAGAATTTGTTTGTAATCAAAACTAGTGACAGCACGTTTCTGTGCAGTATAACTTAGAGGTGCATAGTACTTGATTGATTGAATTGTTTCTGGTTCGTCACCACCTGAAGCTGCCTGAATAGTTGACACTGCAACATTTGATTCTCCACCAACAGTAGTTACTGAAAATTTGTTTGCACCATTTGATTCTGCCTTGTTGGTAACAACATATTCTAAGATGATGATATTACCATCAGAAAGTTTCTTACCAATTACATCATCACCAAAGTAAACTTCAAACTTACCGTCATCTGTCTCTTGTAAAAAATAAACTGGATCAGTTCCAGTTGTTCCTGTGATTTCATTTGCGAGTACAAAAGACTCTATAGTCGTATCTGTTGCAGATTTCTGTACTGAGACTTTGAGTGTAGTTGTATCTGCTCTGTCACTCGCAAGTAAATATTTCTTTGATGGATTGTTATAATCAACTGTATACTTTGTTGTTGTCAGTGTGCCTTCATAGAGTGACACGTTTGAAAAGATAAGAAGTCCATTTGTGATTTGTGTTGTGATATCTTCATTAGTAACAAATCCGTAAGTAGAGTTATTAATTGTTGTCGTAAACTTTGTACCTTTAGCCATTGTCAAACTTGACAATTGATTATTAGTTACAGTAACTTCTACTCTTGCAACTGGAGCTCTTGCGGAACGTGGGGTGTATCCCAAACTCTTTGCGTGTGATACAACTGAACCACGAGTTGTTGCACTATCCAAAAACATTTCATTAGTTGCAAAGTTGGCATTCATTGCAAGATAATGAGTATTGTACGCAAGTACATCCAACAGTGATGACAGTCCAGAACCCTCAAAGTTATAATCAGAAAACTCTGACTGACCCTTCATGTATGTTTTTAAATTATTTTTTATTGCATCGAAATCTAATTCGGTAACATTAACTTCTGATTTATTTGCCATTTATCTAAGTCTCTCTAAAAATACGTTTACAGTCTGAGCACCAGATGGAGAGTTTACAACAAAAAATTCTATGGTAACAGTGTATGCGTTTTGATCTACGTTTGCTTTTGATGATACATTAATAAGTTCTACTCTAGGTTCAAAGTTTGTAATTACATCTTGAACATGTCTTGAGAGAACACTCTCTACAATTGGCGATACTGGTTCAAATAAAACTGCACGAACATCAGAACCAATCTCAGGATGAAATGGCCTTTCGTAGAAGTTTGTATTAATTAGATTACGAACACTTCTTTTTACTGCTTCGATGTTAGTGAGTTTAGTTATATCACCAGTGAGAGGATGGGCAACAAAATTTAAATTCAAGTCAGAAAAAACTTGTGCGTTTCTATCTGAATTGTTTGTTGCTTCAGCATCACGATATGCAGTTGGATTGGCAGCCATTTAATTCTCCTTATTTGTATTTATAACGAAATTACAAAACGACTAGAGCTCTATTCTTGATATGCTCTTCTTCTATATCTTCTTTTGACTGTCCATGATATGCTACTGCGTGATGTTCTTGAATCATCTTATCATTTAATATAGTTCCATCTTCTAGTTTAAATTGACCAAGTATCCTACCATATTTACCCTTACCGTCTTTGACGGTTACGAGTGTTTGAATAGAACCAACAGGCATATGTGCTTTTACATATTCCTTTGCAGCAGTTCCGTATTTCTTTTCTTCTAAATCTCTTGTTCTAGATTCTGGTGTATCAATTCCATAGAAACGAATTCTTTGTCTATGTAACCATACTCCAAACCCCAAGTCGATATCAACATCTGTGGTGTCTCCATCAACAACTCTCAAAATTTTACATCTATACTCGTACATCTTATCCTCCAGCGAATACATTAGATGAACCAGAAGCGGATGCGTTTGGCACCCACGAACCATGTCCACCTGTTGCGTCACCTTTTCGATGAACGCCTATACCATTTACAAATACGGTTGAACTTCCAGCTGTTGCTGGATCTCCGCATGATGTTGTATCTCCAATCCTAACAGTTGCTGCACCATTCGTAAATACATTTGGTGAACCAGCTGCGTATGCGGTTTGGTGAAATGGATTAGGTGTAGGACTTGCGTGACCTACATGAGTATCCAATCCAACTCTTGTTACTTCAGGCATAATTATTCCTATGCGTATATCTGATAGAACTTACCATACTCTCTGTACGTTCTATGATTATAGAATGTTGCAATCTCAAATCTATTACCAGATGGTTTAAGTGATATGTGTAACCAAGGATTACCAGAACCACCTGTTTGATATTCCAACAAGAACTGATCGTGTGGAACATTCTCACGAATCCACAATGCGATATCATAATACTCTGACCTTGATGCACCACTGAATTGCATATCTGCGGCCATACCTCTCTCGTGTTGAGATGCTCCTTTTGCTGGGCGGAAACCAGAAGTGACAAACATATTTGGATATTGATCCTTAATAGGATCGAGAACATTCGTTGCAAGATTTTTAAGATTGTTTATAATATCTTCAGAAGTCAATCCGTGTTGCGGTGCAATCATATGTCCGTACACTGCGTTCTTAGATAAGTCACCTACCTTATAATGTTTAGATATTTCTAAACTATAGTCAATTGATTCATCCGTAAGTGTAACCTGATCAACAACTGATACACTTTGATTTCCAGCAACGATACTAGAGATGTTTGGGTTCTCTCCTGTATCTGCACCATGTTCCGATATGTCATCTGGTACTCTTGGTTCTGCAATCAATCTTCTTGATGCACTCTCTGTATTATATCTACCTTCTAACGCATTGAAAGAATAATCAGAGAATGTTGTAGGTAAGTATTGTCCACTTGCAACTGCAGCTTTAATTTCATCCACACTCTTCTCAACATCATCGTCACCATTGAACACTCCAGCATCTGGTAATTCAATTCTTGGTTTTGCTCCGAGAACAATTGCTTCTAGTGGTTCAGTAATATCTTCACCTTCTTCATATGTTGCAAACCCACGAGAGTCTTTGAACTCAATGTCTGGAACTTCAGTATAGGAAGATGTGCTTGCACCACCTTTGTTAAGGTCAATAGTAGAACCTCTTATGTCAATTGCACTAGAGGCATTTAAATCTAATCCGCCACCATCAACATCAATTTTCATTCCACCAGTAGACAAGGTATCTAATGTACCACCAAAGAACTGTTCAGCTTTACCATCAGCGGAAAGAGAATATGCCCCTTTGATATTTGTTTTATAATCTCCATCTACACTGCAAAGAAAGTTTGCCTGTGTCTGTAGTTTCATATCTTGAACTGAAGTTGCGGTAATGTTTTGTTGAGAAGTAATCTCTGTAGATTCATTTGAGTACATGCGTATGTTCTTACCAGCATGGAACGTGATGTTCCTTCCTACATTCCAAGTCATGTCCTCATCTACTTGGCCATTAACAGAACCACGAACATAAAGATTCGTATTACCATCAACATATAAATCTACGTTACCACGAACACGAACTTTCTTATTACTATGAACAACTTCATAATCCTCACCGATAATCTTTGTAACCTTTGTGCCGTCTGGATGAACTTCATAGAAAGTACCAGAACGATGATACTCATGGATACGTTCATGTCCAGGCGTATCGTCAAACTCTTGGATGTGTCCTGACTCAGTTTCCCTTACATGGTTGAAAGGATACTGTGCATTATAAGGAGTCTTTGGTTCTCCTGTCAAATCATCTACACGTTTTCTTTTGAAGTCTACTACTGGATGTTGTTTCGATAAATCATTTACCGCAAGTCTATTTGTATCTACCTCATTAACTCTACGAGGATAGTAGGAACGAGGATCAGCAAACCCATTAAGAGTTTGTTGAGTTGAAACTGTTACCTCAACTTCCGTACCCTCTCTTGGTGGTTCATCAAATATGATTTTATTTTCTTCAATCTTATATGACATTATGATACCTCTGTGTTAATCCCTTTTTCTTCTGCGTATTCTTTTATTGTTTGAGAACCATTCTTTAGGGAAGTAGGTGGGCCTTTTGTAAACTCAGATGGATAGAAGTGTCCAACATCATTTGGAATATCATTCTTTAGTTTGAATGGATTCATAGCAGCTGCTGCAAGTGTGGTATAGTTGTCACCTCTTGTGCCAGTATCATATCTTCCATCAGGTAAAAAGATTTGTAAGTCTATCGCACATCCATAATTATGCCATGATGAGCCAGGCCGAGCGGCTCTGTTTGTTGTTGCACCAGTAGCATAGTCATTGTAGAGTTTTCTTTGTTCTGCCATAGACCTGTATCCGTATCCGATACTTACATCGTAGTCTGGATTGTCTGCAAGGAACTTGATAATACCATTCGCCCATCTGTCACGCAACCAAGGAACAAGACTGTTCAGTTTAGTTGCGGTTCGTTCTCCGTATCTTGACCTACCAAAGTCATCTGCTGTATATGTTCTACCACCAGAAAACTCTGGTGCTTGTGCTTCCGTATTGATTGGTGATTCTGCGGGCCTGTTTTCTGGGATATCTGATTCGCCATCTTTTGTTACGAGAACAGTTGAGTCCGTAGTTGCAATTGGTGTTGAGAATTCTGTAGTCCTACCATCTGCAATAAAAGAAGTTGTCTGTACTTCTGCGGCTGGTTTCTGTTGATCGTCAGAGTAATCAAACGGTGCGCCACCTTGTGGTGCAGCGGAAGCAGTAATCTTGCCTGGCAGTGTTCCGAATACCATTGGTTCTTGCATGAAGTCTGGATCACGCCAGAAACCAATCACCCATGAACCTTCAATTGGGCCTGTGGGCGATGTACCAATCCCACCAGACGATGCAGAGTTTGCTGGTTGAATACAAAACGCCCAAGGTAAATCACCAGTAGGAAGTTTTGTTTTATCTTCTGTATGATATCCGAATACACGAACACGAACTCTTCCAAGTGCCATGGGATCGCCTCTATCTTCAACGACACCAACCCACCAGATGAATCCATCACGCCCAGCAAAGTAAGAAAGATTTTGTTCCATGCAGTTATCCTTTGAAGTATTTATACTGTTGTATCAAAGCATCAAACAGGATTTATTTTTTATGAGGATGAAAATATACAGCTGTAACAAATAAGTATTAGTCGCATATAGACTATGCGTCAAAGAAGGATTTCAATTACATGAAACATTTAATACTCACTGCAGCCTTGGTTGCAGGCACATCTGCTATGGCCGAGGATGGACTTTCTTGGGGTGGCGAAATAGATACAAAGTACAAAGTTGATGCAGAGACATTGACTATGACATTAGAACCAGACGTAACATACACATGGGGTGCATCTGCTTTCACAGTAGGTATGGACATTCCAGTATGGAACTCAACTGCTGCTGATAGCTTTGTATTACTAGATGCAATGGATGCTGGTAAGCAACCTGATCTTGATTTAGAAGTTACTCATCAGTTACGAGATAACCTAGAGTTGTCTTTAGGAACTGCATGGGATCTAAACAGACAAGCAAGAGAAGAGATTACACTAGGAGTGTCTTTCTCATTCTAAATAAAAAAAGGGAGCCCGACTAGGACTCCCTTCATGTTATCGTTGGTCGGAGATGCTGGATTTGAACCAACGACCCCTTGTTCCCAAAACAAGTGCGCTACCAGACTGCGCCAATCTCCGTTAGACAGATGGAAGAGCTTCGACAGTATTGATAATGTCAATCACCTCTTCCTTGTTCAAGAAACCATTCACAGTATCTTCATCATTTGTAATGGGTGGAAGCGAGTACGGTTCACCATTACGAGTCAGCATAATTTCAAATCGACCCATCTTGCCGCCGTACGACATATCGTGGCGGACAATTGATAATCCATATCCATTATCAAAATCAACCTCACCACCATACTCGCTTCCTTTCAAACTATCATCCTTAAAACGAAGATAGCTCGAAACTGTATATTCATTTACCTTATCAAACATATCACATGCACACGACTTTAGGTGTCTTGCTTCCATTCGCATGATAGACAAACTTAGTCCAACATTGCTGGATACCTACACCATTGTTAATATTACCTGTTCCAACAGTAATCTTCACATTGTTATTGATGTTTGCATTTCCACCAAGTAACTGTTGAAGCACCGATTGAATCAGAACTTGTTTCATCACATCGTCATTAGTCTGTATCTCAAAGGCATTCGCATTACCTACAAGAGCCACACTCATTAACAATCCACAAAGTATTTTTTTCATATTCATCTCCGATTGACCTTGACCGCTTTACGCTTCTAAGTATTCTCTTTGTAGAACACCCAGAGCTTCTTCCGCTTTATCCAAATTGTTTAACCAGAACTTCAAAGACTCATTTTCAGCAATATCCGTTCTTGCGTCATGCACAATGATTCGAGGGTTATTCGCCATCGCCCAGAACTCGTAGACTTTCACAGCTCCATCGTTATACATGACGGTAACATCTGTCTCACCGTCTGCGTTCTCCGAAATAGATGTGATTTCGCCTTCTACGATATTATTCTCTTCACCTATCTTGGGGTAAACTCTTATGACACTGTGTCCAATCTCAAACATAATGATTCCTTTTCTCTCTGATTACATATACAGTATATGCTATAACAACAACAATGTCAACAGCAAAGTAAAGAAAAATGCTAAAAAGATTCCCTTATAATACAATGACTTACGAGAAGAGTGACGAGTATTCTTCAAGTTTCTTCCTCTTCTTACCTATCTGCACAGCAATTTCAACAGGATCAATGTCAAAGTGATTCGTTGCAAGACTTATCATACATTGCAAATCACCAAGTTCCTTTATCAACTTTGAGTTATTATTCTCAGGAAAACGAATCAGTTTAGATGCCTCTTGTATCACCTCTGCACATTCTTCCATAAGAATCACTAGTACTTCTGTTTTACTATCCATGAATGTTAATCCTATGCGTAGCCAGTTTTAGGGGGGGGGGTGCTAAGATACTTTCACAGCAATGTAGATACACAAAGCAAGAATGACTAGTTTACCATAGTCAAGATCAAAGTCAGTTCCTTCTCCGAACTTCTTTCTGAATTCACTCAGTTTCATTATCTTTCTCCTTCTTAGGTTTCTCTTTACGCCGCTGTGGCCACATCCATGACGGCAAGAAGTAGTAGGCATCATCCATGCGAGTACCCTCTGTGTACTTTGTGATGTCCTCTTCTTCTGATTCCTTTTTACTCATTGAAATATTCTTCTGTATCTTTATTGCATTTATAGATTGCTGTACCGCTCTCAGTTTTGGGGGGGTACTGATACGAATCAGTATACCACAGAACTACCTCTTTGTCAAGCCCCCATCATGTAATATCCTTTTGCAGCCACATCCATTGTACCATCTCCATTACAATAGGTCTGATACAACTCTGTACCAGTGAAGTGTATACATGCCTCACAGTACTCATTGAAGTGTTTCACTGGAAT